TGGAAATTGTCAATAGGAATGCAGTAAACAACTATGACTACGAGAATGAACTAAATGAGTCAAAGAGACAAATCAAGATCATCAAACCACAGTATTATCCACAAATCAAGTTGGAATTTGATGCTCTAACGAAACAAGCAGACCCTTTATATATTAGAAGATTGGCATAATGGTAACTAGCAATTTCAGCATGGAGCAAGATAGACTAGTAAATATTCTAGTCTCATTCGATGTTCCAAAAAGATTTATGGAACAGACCACCGCAATGGAAGTTATCCTTGGGGAAAGTCTATTGACTCCTGGCTTGCAAACTTCAGTCAAAGTCCATAGTTATTTGCATAATCTGCCCATCAAAGACCTTGATGTTTTCAAGGGTGTGGAAATGCAAATTCAACTAGAAAGAAAAGTGAACGAATTATATGGTGTCACTAAGGACATGGAAGTATGGCAAACAGTATATAGAATCGACACCAGGAAGCTTATCAACAATAACGTTGAGGAATTCATTTTCCATGCATGTGATCCAACACTTCTAGACGATGCTGCAACCCTCGTTAGTAAGATGTGGAAATGCACAACACCATCAGCTGTTGTTTCCGATGTATTAAGTTCCTGTGCTGGTGCCAAGGTATTGGATATCGAATCATCTGGTATGGCAAGAGACTATATTGCGGAGAACATTCATCCATTCCAGGTCGTAGCGCAGCAAGCAAACGTTGCTCTGGCAGCAGGTGATGATCCTTCTTTCCTTCATTATATGACATATCACGCTCATGGAACTCACCATTTCAGATCATTAAATTCACTAACTAAGAAAACACCAATAATTGAATACTTCTTTAGTGAAGCAGGAGATAACGCAGAATCCAATGGATACTCTAATCCATTCAAGATTATGACTCTTAGTTTTCCTTGTGACTTTGACCTACTATCTGACATCCTAAATGGTGTAAATGCAAACGGACAGAATATTAACTCAACTGGACTATTCAATTTGGTGACAAAGCAATTCAATACCTTCGGAAATCAGTTAATAGGATGTGGTATTGGCGGTGGTAACATGAAGATGGCAATGACCAATCAGGATTCAGCAAGTCAACAAAATGCCTGCCCAGACTATGCTTACCTATATCTCCAGAAGCGCCAAGCAAGAATGAATCTTCTGGAATCTGATAAGATTGCTCTAAGAATTACTGTTCCATGGAACCCTGAATTACATGCAGGTGAGATAATTAAATTAACACTCAAGAACAAGAATGATCCAGACCAATTGAACTATGGGTCTGGAGAATACCTAATCGTCAGTATGACACATAATATCCGACGTGGTGGATTTGGAACTACTACCATGGATTGTGTCTCTAAAACTGTAGGTACTTCTCATACAGTTTAACTAAGGGTTATAAAATAATAGAAAAGAAGGTAGTTTAATATGCAGTATTACAATGAATTTCCGAAAACAGCGGGTGCATCTGTTAGAATTGTGACTGGTGGAGATATTAACCGACCAGACCCAGCACAATCTTGCAAGTTACAGACAACGGATCCTTTGAGACATGGTCCAAATATCGATCATACCCAATATTCATTCACCCCTATCGGCAAGAGCTGTGACCAGGCATCCCTGGAAACATTTGCAGCACCACCAGAACCAGGTTCTCAGGTAATTACTTTACCAGATCAGGGAAATGAAAGTTCAAAGATTGCGCTGGCAGTTGTTGGTGACATTAATAGTGGTGCAGCATCAGCAGGCAATCTCAACAATATGGGATTTCCTGGTATCGTAGAAGCATTGGCCAGAGACCTTCAGAAGATAATTTCTAATGGTGTCCAGACAGCAAGTCGCGATGGTGCAGAAATTAAGAAGGTTGTTGATGGTGCTGGTTGGACTCATAATAACACCCAAGGAATTCCTACTCACGCTGCTTCTTATCCTCTGGGTGGTACAGTATTACATGCCAAGAAGAATATTGATACAGCAATCCAGCAGTTTGGAAATATTCTAGGTTCTGGTGCATTAAGTCAGCTAGCAGGACAGGCAATGTCTCTTGCATCTGCTTTCCAGCAAATGACCAGTAAACAGAAGTCCCAGGCAACAAAAAATATGCCACCAGAGGTTTCACAGGCATTCAGTAGTATGATGACCTTGCTCCAGACCTCAGAAGGTGGTTCTACTGACTATATGACTTCTAATAGGGTTGATCCTGAGACATATATAGCTAACCTGATTGAATTGTTATCACAAGCAAAGACTTATGAAGACTTGTTGGAAATTCTACACAGAGCAAACTACGATGAATCACTGTTTGGACTGGAGAATCTAGCAAATACCGAAATCTCATTTGAGAGTGCATATGGATCATATACGGTTTCAGTTGATAGTGGCGGAAACAGTTCTCATAATATTCCAGATACTATTATGAAATTGATCGCAGCATTCTTGGGAATGCTCCAGTCAGCACAGCAGGCACCAAGTGCAGGTTCAAATATTAACCTATTCCGAGACCAAGCAGAGACAATTTCTAATATGTTGGGTAGAATTCATCCGGCAGTGCAAAAATTCAGACAGGAAATGTTGACGTATCTCAATACTTCAGGAGATGCGGAAATTAAGAAACAGGGATTACAGCTTGCCGCATGGGAAGGTGGTAATCCTTTGAGTGTATTATTAGGAGGCACATCTGTAGCATAATATGGTTGATCATAATCAAACAAGTAAAGACCCAGCAAAGACGACACCAGAAGCATTCAATGAATTTGAAGATGCTCGTAAAAACCAGGGTACAGGAAAATATCCAAACTACTGGATCAGAAAAACCAGATCAGGTCACGTCTTCATTTTCGACGATTCAAAGGGATCGGAACAGATCACCTTGCAGCATCGTGGTGGATCACTTATTCAGTTCATGGCAGATGGTGCGGTAAAGCATGTTGCTCATAACGGTTTACAGACAATTGTCTTTGGTGAAAACCGAATAACAGTTTCGGGGGCCCATGATATTACTGTTAAGGGTGATGCCAGCTTGAAAGTCCATGGAAACTACAATGCCACAGTCAACGGAGATGCTAATTTCACCACCAAGGGAGCCTTCAATATCACTTCCAAGAGTATGAACATGGCAATTTCCGAACAAATGGACGTTGCAGCAGGAAGTAAGATGGAAAAGATCAGAAATTCCTCAGTGACCCAGGTTCATGGTGCTATTGTTATGACCTCAAAATATGGGTTTACAGCAGCTTCAATTGGTGATGCAATGGCTCTTGGTGCTAAAACAGACGTTGGTATTCAGTCTGGCGCACAGACAGTTATTGAATCTGGTGGTAATATGTCTCTCAAGTCTTCAGGACAGATTGCCCAGGATGCAACTAATAAGATTTACTTGAATTCCAGCAAAGCACAAACAGTAGATCAGGTCGTATCAATGAACGCAGTACCACCACCAGAATTGCAACCAGAAGGTTCGGATTCTGCTTTCAGCTAAGGTATAAATAACCAATGGGAAATAGAGCAAGAATTAAAGACTACTCAGATTTGGACTTGGATTTTATTGCACATCCTACAACAAAAGATGTGGTTAAAAAGACAGGTGTGGATGCTATCAAGAGGTCTGTCAGAAACCTTATTTTCACCAATTTCTATGACAGACCATTCAGATCATGGATTGGATCAAATGCGAGAAAGATGCTATTTGAAAATGTCAATCCAATGACAGCATCTTATCTAAAAGGGTTCATTATCGAGACAATCGAAAACTTGGAACCACGAGTAAAACTATATTCTGAAACTGGAATTCCAGATGGTGTTATGGTGAAATTCAATCCTGACAATAACGGTTATGAAGCAACTATTGCTTTCACAGTAGTTAATACGAACGAACCAGCAGTTATATCACTTTTTCTAGAACGTCTAAGATAGGCATAAAATGGC